AAGTGTTGATTTTGGAAATGGATACTGGGTAGCAGTTGGAGATGCTGGTAAGTTATATTATTCTTCAAATCCAACGGCTGGGTGGACAGCAAATACAAGTCACCCATTCGGAACAGATAGTATTAGAGCAGTAAAATATATCAATGGAACTTGGATAGCTGCGAGCGCAACCGGAGAAATTGCTACTACAGATGCAACTAATCCAACTGGTACGTGGGCTTTAGAATCTACTGCATCAGCTGGCATTTATACCCTAGGGTACGATGGAACTTATGTAGTGGCAGCTGGCGAGGATGGACTGTTGCAAACTACAGATAAATTTTAAAGGATATTAAATGAGCATTATACCAGGAGTTATTTCATCTCGAAGACGAAGCGGTGGCGGCGGCGGGAAGACTGTAGTAGATACATTTGGAGATAGCAGTGGGGTTGCTTTATGAATGTTTAACGGTGATGCTACAGATGAAAGTGGAAATCATGATGCTACATCATCTTCAGGAATAACATATTCAGCGGGAAAAGATGGTGACGCTGCATTATAATGAAGTTTAGAATCTACAAAAAACTTCCTAACAATAGTAAGGATAAATAATGTCATCTAAATTAAATGGTTTGAATCCATTATCATATATGGGCGTTCAGGCGACGAATCCATCTCAGACATATCATTCAACACGACAACCAACAGCTAATGATCTTGTAAATTTTAATAAAGGAACGATTTGGATTTTTAACGACGGAACCGCAACCACAGAAGTTTATATGTTAACAGATATTTCTGGACATGCTGCTACGTGGTTACAACTCGGATAATTTTTAAGACGGCAGATGGTGAGCTTCTTCTCATATGTCTCCGATCTCCTTTGGTTGGTCGCACTATCTCGTGGTAGTGCGACCATTTTCTTTATAAGTTATTTTTATTTTTTAGTATCGAACCAATGGTATCAAGTGTTTCATTGTTTTTGTAAATAATAAGACATTGTTTGATAAAGTTTTTGTCTAATATAAAATCTTTAAATGCTATCTCTAATAAGTTACCAATTGGATTCCAATTTGGAGTGGAAGAATTGTCTGATAATTGAATATAATATCGATCCTTACATTGAACGATCATTCCAAATGGAGCAATGTCTCGAACTGTTGGAGGAGTTTGTCTAACTGTCAAGAATTCTTCTTTTTCTTCAATGGGTTTTTTAATCAGCGATGGTTGTACTTCATTGATCATGAGATTCCTTTGATATTTTATAAAAGGAGACCCGCGCCAGTTGAATGCTAACAACTGACACGGGGAGTCTCTTACCACCGAAGTGACAAGAAACATCCATACATGTAGTCTAGGGACACGCATGGATAATTTTTATACTTTTAATTTAAACATTGTTTTAATTTTTTCCAGAAATTCCGCAAATTTAGCTTTTGGAAGCTTTTTTAAAATTTCAACGGGCATTCCGTTAAGTACATGCTTTTCTAGTTCTTTATCCTTATTGAATACTGTTTTAATTTGTGTAAGTTCTTTGTCGCTTATAATTTCTTTTATTTTATCTGACATAACATCCTTTCTTCCTTATTGTTTTTTTTGATCTGAGTTCTCGAGTGCGTATTTTATAGCACGTACGCGTGCAATCGATACTTTAAATCTTGATTTTGGAAGGTCAGCAAGGCTTTGGATTTTCATTTTATCCAAAACTTCTTCTGCAATATGTGGATATTCTGCGAGTTCGCATTCAAGTTCTTCTAGCTGATCCTTGCCTATTGGCTCAAAAGACTGCTCTCTAGGATTATACTTGTTAGATGGACCTTTGGCGATAATATTTCTTGCGCCGATCATTTGAACTTCTGCATCGTCATCGTATGTATCATCAGGAATTGTAATTCCTACTAATGTAGCAACAGAATGTCTCTTCATAAACATCAAAGCTGATGCAAATGTTTGGTCATCATTTTTTGACGGTAAAATTCGTGCACGCGTCTCGATCCATTGTCCGCTATTGTGTCGTATCCGTGTTGCTAGAATCATTGCACCATCGTTAAATTTGAGCTGCTGTGTTAAACTTATGCCATTCTTAACAAGCGAAGGTCTTATTGCTTTCATAATCTGATCCAGGTCACCGTACTCTGTTGAGAAATATGGGTTGGTTCGATTATTTCTTACTACAAGAAACTCACCTTGTGAAACTGCGAGTGCTGCTGATATTTCATCTGTTTTTTCAGATTCATAAGGTTCGTCTGTTGGTTCAGACAGTGCAGCTTCCACCTTTTTGGCGATCACTGCTTCAAGTAATTCAAAGAACTTCAGCTGTTTTTCAAAGTCAAAACTGCTCTCCATTGATCTCCTTTTCCCTTTTTTTATTTTTGGTAGCTCCCGTCGTAATCGTCATTATCGGGTTCAATACCTAATATTGATTTAAGTGCGTATCGTTTCAAATATGAAGATGCTGCTCCGTATGCCTTCATATCATTACCCGTCTTCACAACGTTTACTAACATTGATTCTGCATATGGAGGAAGCATAGTAACAGAACGAATGTATTGTCCACTAATATGCATAAGCTCTGTGACAACGTATGATGTTTTATCATACACATGTAATAGCTGGGAGAAGTCTAGTCCATTGGCAGCCATCGGTTCAAATATTACTGCAAGCATTGCGCCGAATGTTTGATATTTTGCAGTGCCAGTTCCAGAATGTTGATCTTTTATAAGCTTTGGACATGCTCTTTTAAATCCTATTTTTGCCTCTACGATTTTATCAATATCTTTTGATCTTGTATTTGAAAAGAAGTTTTTATTTTCATGATATTTTAAATATTTTTCGATTCGTGCTTGGTCGTAGATAAATGTTTGTGTCAAAGTATTCTCTTTAACAGCAGGTTTGTTTGGAGCGTTTTCCATAAATTCCCTTTATTTTAAAAAAATTCCCGTCAAATTCCCATGTCTTGACATAAAATTCCCAAGCTATCTAAGTTTTATATTTCTTATTGCATCTTGGATTGTTTTAATAATTACCGTGTATTCACTCATTAATTCAAGCGCTTCTGCAAACTGTGGGCATCGTTGGCTTATGGTATATATAACTGTTTCATCGTTAAGCTCGATCATGTCTTCATGAATAGTATATAATAACCCCAGGAATTTATTCATAGATTCTGCATTTCCGGTTCCTTGTATCAAGGCGGATTGCATATTATCTAATTTGTTAATGAGTATTCCGACAACTCGTATATATGTTGGTTCAGAACACGTTTCTTTTTGAACGGGATTAACGACAATAGGTTCTTCTTTAATAGTTACAGGCTCTTGATTTTTCTCAGTTATAACTTGTTTCTCATTGCGTGGATATTGCGTTGATATGATTTGTTCTACATCTTCTTTTTTTACTAAATAGCATGATCCAGGAAGTTTGTATCTAGGTAGTATTTTTGACTGAGTCGTCCAGTATTGAATAGTTTTTAGATTGATATCGAATGTATCAGACGCTTCTTTGAGTGTCATTAGGTTGTTTTTCCTAATAAGACCTTCTAATCCATTCTCTACTTTTTCTTTATTTTCTTCAGGCTTTGGTTCTTCTTTAGTTATATTCTTTTTGATTCTGTTAAAAAACATTGGTTCACTTCCTTTGTATTTACTGTCTAATTGTTTTCCTAAGTTCCCGTGATAACATCCGATCCAATCTGTCCAGCTGATCCATCCATCGCTTGCGTAAACTCTGTCTGGACGGCTTGGAATTCCAACTGGACGCTCTGATAATGACCAACTGTTCCAGTCGGTGCTTGAAAGAAGATTTAATGAATGCATATATTCACGTGCTTTTTTGAATGGCATAAATCTTATTCCATTTCTTTTCTTGCGGCCTTTTCTCTTCTTTCCATAGCCACAATAATCAGGAATACCAGCCCATCCTTCATCTTTATATATTACGCCTGGTGTGCTTGGAACATTCCCTGGTCGCATGGTTTTTATCCATTCTGAATATTCATCATAATTTTTAAGTTTAAACGACTGTATGATCTCTTTAGCTTTTTCGAAATTAACAAAATTTTTAATTCGAGGCTGTGCATTCCAGCCACAATAATGTTTAAAACTTAACCATCCTTGATCTCGGTACACAGTCGAAGGGCTAGATGGGATATTACCCGGACGATTAGTTTTGCTCCAATGTTTATACTCAGTGAAATTCTGCAAATTGAGTGTTCTTACGTATTCGCATGCTTCTTGAAATGTTAGGAATATTCTTACGATGCCTGTTTTTGATTTTGTATAAATAAAGCCACAAAAATCTGGCATTCCGATCCATCCATTGTTTTTATACGTCTGCCGAGGATTGCTTGGTATGTTTGTAGGTCTTTTGCCAGAAGAAGACCATTCGTCCCATTCTGTTTTGCTTTTAATATTTTTAGTTCTTACATACTCGCGTGCTTTTTCAAATGATAAGTATTGGCGTTTTTTACTTCCTCCTTGTCTAGCTTTAAATCCGCAGAAGTCAGGAATACCTTTCCAGCCTTGGTCTTTATAAATTGTCCATGGACTTGAAGGGATATCATCAGGTCGATATATTTTTAGCCATATATTCCAGTCATCTGTATTATGCAATTTATATCTTCTTACATAATCTCTTGCGTCTTCAAATGATTTAAAAACTTTTTTCAGACGAGGATGATTGCTATAGTGCATTTTTAGTCCTTGTTTTTAGTCGAAGGAAATTGTCAGTTGATAAATCTCTCTAAAAGGAAAAGAGATTTATCAACAATTAATTTATTGGTGCTCTCTTTGGAAAGAACTCACTGGTTTTTGCATTTAATGTTTCTGAAAGTTTAGGAACTGCATCGAATATGTCTTGGTATTCAGGAAGTCTTTCGATAGCGGTTGAAAGCAAATCAGCTTCTCGTAAGCTATTTATACTTCTGTTAATAGAAAGAACTACATAGGAAGACGTATCTAAAGGTTGCCCATCATTAATGTGTTCTTGTAGCATGAGAGTATCGCTAAAAAATTCAGTTATAATTTTATTAAATAGGTATTCGTTAATTCTCATTATTCTCTACTTCCTTTTTTATTATGGGTTCTTGGCCTACAACATAAACCGTTAATCCGTTACTATATATGCGTAGAAAAATTCTATTTGTTTCAAATTCTTCATCGGTTGGCATTGGCGTAGAAACTCTTTCAATTTCTACTTCTTCGTAATCGTTATTTACTGCATATGCTGGTGCTATTGTAAGCAGCATAAATGCTAAGATCAGTTTCTTAATCATTTTTTTTCCCAAAATTTCTTATCTTCTATCATTATTCTATGCAGGTCGCTAAATCCTTGTATTTTTTTATTAATTATAGCTCTGATTACATCAGCCATACTTTTACCAGACTGAGCACAAAATACTTTAAGTGCACGGTGGTCTTCTTTTGGTATATCTATGGTTAATCTGCTAACATCTTTTTTAGTTATCATCTATTTTTCTTTTTTATAAAGACGCAACAATAGATCTGCACATAACCATCCAAGACAGTGGTATAGCGTTCGCTCCATTTCTGTTATTTCTGTGCATAAGCTAGATACGCTTGATCGTATTGTTCCGTCATCATCTTTTGAGTGAGCGAGAATATCGAATACGATTGTATTATCATGTTCTATTTCATATAAAGGCATTAGCATCTCTTTAGTTGCATATTCTTCAAATTGTTTCATGACATCAAAAGACATACTCATTGGACAAGATTCGTTGTCTGTATCGAATTCAAATTGTTTTGAAAAATCCATATCCCATTCTCCGTAGCCATCTCTAAATATATTTACTTCAATATTAAATTTCATTTTTTCCCTTTATAATTTGCTGTCGCCACTAATATGTCGATAAATTTCAGTTATTTCAGAACGAATCATATTGAACTGTCTATTTGATTCTTCAAGTCGTTTATCCATTATTGAATTGAGATTAGTTAATGTGCTGTTGATCCGTGTCATATCAATTGACAGTTTTATAAGTGCTGCTAGTGTTTCTTCTTGATGCATAGTCTTCTCCTTATATATCAAATTTAGGTATGTAGTTCAGTTTCCATGCTATTACGTTTTCGCCTCTATAAAGCGCGAGGTTAACTTCTTCAAGTTCCGGAATGTCTTTGTACTTCACTGATCCTACGCGTTCAATACGCTCGAACGTGTAGCACTCATGAGCATATGTTTCGCCACCACACAAGTCTTGAAGTTTTTTGACTGTCTTTTTCTCTTCGTTTTGAAGGTACTTTATTTTGTCTTTGATTGTTTTTAAGTTTATTGCTGTTTCTAAAAACTTTACGTTATCGATCATTGTTCGCCCCTTTTATCTCTCGTTTACGTATTCGAACCTCTCTTTGTACTCTTCGCGTAGTTTTTCGTAGTCTTCTTCAGATATAAGACCTAAGTTTTCTATTTCGTAAGACTCGCATACGCTTTCTATTACAGATGATTTAACAATGTTTTCGTCTACTTGGAGGTCGCCGAGCGCTTCCTCTAGTATTTCCAGGTGTTTTTCTGTAATTCTCATCTCTTTAGTAATTATTGGAGGGTTTTTGATGCCAGCTTGTTTCATGTTGTTTGCTATCCAATGAAACGCCTGACTTAACGCACTATGAATTGATCCGTCTATTTTTTCTCTAAAGTCTCCAAGATCACTAAATGTAGGACTTGAGCATGCGCTTTCATCAAAGAAATGGTTTTTGAACTTAGGATTTGATGCATATGTCATTACGTTTATTTCGTCTGAATGATTTTCGCGCATATCTTCTGTAAGATATTCACAAAATGCTTCAAATACAGCTTTTCCACATGGATGCGGGTATTCTGCTGCAGTTTCAACTTTAAACTTATGTGAAAAGTCGATTAATATTTCTTTGCCGAATGAATCGGTTATGATTACTTCCATTTCTAGAATCATGAGATTTTCCTTGGGATTTGAGAGTTGCATTTTTCATTGATCCTTTATCAATGTACATATATCATATTGCATAATGTACCACATGTCAACACGGTGTGTTTACTTATGTATATAAATAGTGTAATATATTATATATAACGTATAAAAAGCCACAGGAGCAATTAATGGAAGAAAAGAAATTATCTTATATGGAATTCCTAGACAGTCAGGATATTTATCGGCAGACTGTACTCAAGCATTTAATGAAAAACCCATTAAGTATTAAAGCGCTTGCAAAGGCTGTTGGCATTTCGTCTATTACGTGTAAAGCGTATATACAAGACGAGAAACGTATTAGTTTCCCAAGTTATTGCAAGATTGTTGAATGGGTTAACAAGTAATTGAAATAGTATAAAACGAAAAAGACGAGACGTTATATGCTTCGCCTCGCCTTCCTCTTTGAGAATATTGCTTAAGTATTATATGCAGGAAAGGAGAATATTGCAAATAAAAAAGAGAAAAAGTAAGCAGTTTTTCGAAACACTTGATATACAGCCTAAAAGCGAGATAAGAAAAAGTGCAGTTTCCTATTTTAAGAGATTAAATCCTGTCACATTGAAATTATTTAATATTTTGGTATCCTATTCAATGACGTGTAAACAGATTTGGATAAGTCAATCAGCCTTAGCTGAGCGAATTGGGATATCGAGACAATATTGCAACAAGTTATTGCAGTATTTAGAGAGTGAAGGTTTGATCCTTAGTAACTACAGACATATGAAGACATGTCTGTATAAGATTTCGTCTTTCTTTCGCTCTCATCGTGTTCGCCATCAGCTCAGTTTTCTGATAGATGCATTCAAAGCGCTTTCCGTGGCACTGTTGACACAATATTATAGTCTTCACGGAATAGGGATAAAAAGAAATATTATAATAAGTCCCGTCCCACAAGTTTCAAGTGGAAAGGAGACCACACGTAGCATGCACAGTCTTCTCGAGCAAAATATGCTTATCAGTAAGATCTCACTTAATCAAGATCACGAAAACCCTATCTCAAAATCTATTCGTAACCTTAAAGGTATTCCTCTTACAAAATGGGGACAAATAAAACTTTCAGCATTCGCAGACGATGTAATTGATGAAGTCGCATACCAGTTTAACTCCACCTCAGGTATAAGAAATCAGTTTAACTGGTTTTTCTCAGGCTGCTTGAGATACTCTAAACAACATGGACTTTCTCCGAACTGGAGCTGGTCGAAAAAGTTAGCACTTGTTTATGAAATGCCAAAAGGAGCGCCGATGCTTGTAACTAAAAAATCTAATCCCTCTTTCAATTCGACCAGTTCCAGTTCACTTCCTAACACAAAATCCGTAGCACTGCGTGCAGTTAACTCACATAAAATGTGGGAACCCGTACAAACACAACCAATAGATATAAAATCAGAAGCAGAAAAGTTTATTAAATACTGCGATAGCCAAGCGTACCAACAAATGGAAGCAATCATTGGTAAAGAAGCAATGAAGGCGTATCTTAGTAGAATATTCGATGTGCTTGTTATTAAAGAATGTACAGCACACTAAAGAAGCCAAACCCAATCCACCCATTTTAAGCAGTCTTAAATAAATATTAAGGAGTTTACATAATATGCCAGATAAGAAGAAAACCTCCAAAAAGAAGCCTTCTGGCAAAGTAATATGCGCGTCTGATAATATCACGGAGAACACAAAAAGCACCAATTATGTGTTTGAAGAATATACTGATATGTTTACAATGCGCCAAAGACCCGCATCATTGGAATATATAGAAAAAATAGCAGCCCAACTCGTAGACTGGGCTAATAATTGCGAAGAAGCGTATAAGCTTACTCAGTTCTATCGTTTAAGAGGTATTGGCTCATCAGATATGAAACGCTGGGAAGAACGTTGCCCCGCACTTAAGAAGGCTCACACATTTGCACTCAGTGCTTTAGGTGACAGAAGAGAAATAGGCGCAATGAAGAAGAAACTTGATGCCGGTATAGTAGCAACCACAATGCCACACTATGATCAAGACTGGAAAGATATGGCTGAGTGGCGTTCTAAGCTCACCCAGAAAGAAGAAGCAAACAAGAACGGTACGCAAGTTGTAGTTATAGAACGTTTCCCTAATTCAGAGTTAGTGCCAGAGAAAGCAAAAGAAGAAGACGAATAGCCAAAGGGAAGACATATGAAAGACAAGAACATCAACGTTGTATATCAAGGTATCCATGATTTCCTTGCTAAGAATCCAGAGCTTGCAAAGGAGTTTTTAAAAACACCACCTTTAATACCTTTGTCTGAGTTGAAACAGATAGAAGAATATCATCGGCTTACTTTAAGGTTACCCAAAGTCCTTTTAGATAGAGTAGATGCTGATCGTAAGAAATACTCAGGTAGAGTCTCGCGTAATCTGTGGATTGTTAATGCAATCACAGAATCGTTACCAAAGGAAGATTAATGGAGCTGTAGCTCAATTGGTAGAGCGCTTGACTGTCTATCAAGAGGTTGCGGGCTCGTCTCCCGCCAGTTCCGCCAGTTTATGGGGCTATAGTTCAAACGGAAGAACACTTGGAGCAAACAAGAGGTTGTAGGTTCAAATCCTGCTAGTCCCCACACCTGCCGAACTTTAAAGGAGAGATCTATGTGCGATTTTTGCGAAAGAACTTTGTTGTTGAATAAAGTAAAGCAAGAGGTTGTAGATTCAGGACGAAGATTAAGTGACAAGTTACATGTAATTAGAGAATGTGATGATATTTCTAGTGGTATAATAGATTCGATAGAAGAATTTGAAACCGCTTCGGGTAAGTTAATGCTGTTATTTTGCGATGCGTTTGATTTAATGAACTTGTGTACAACTCATGACGATGAGATAGAAGTAATAAGCTAGTTTAAAGGAGAGATCGATGAAGAAGATGACAACTGAAGAGTTACTAAAGTTACGCGATATAATTGCCGCTAATGGTGAGGCCATACTTAATAGTCCAACCTTGGGGTTATTTCAATATTGGTCAGAAGAAGTAGACGAAGATGGATTTGAAGTAGAGTTCAAATACTTATCCTCTACTAATCTAATACCGTTACGATATAAGGATGGCACGCTTGTATCTTTAAGATCGCTTACAGTTATCGATATTTCCTCCATTTTAAGGGAACTCCGTCGAGACTCTGATCCTTCATATCGGTTACGCCATCTACATGTGTGCATTGAGCAGTTCGTTAAGTGGATTAAGAAGCTGTTAAACTTTGAATACGCATTTGATAAGAACGGCATGACAAAGAAGCAGTTTGACTTGCTAATCGAATTGAAAGAAAAGAGCATAATAGAGATACTGGTATAAAGCTGGAGATTTGTATGCTTCTGGTTGGATTGGTTACCAGCTACAGCCAACTGTTCAAGTATTCATTGGCGCAAGGGGCAGCTCGCTGCTTATTACGTCTAGCATCAGAAGCATATCCGCATTAAGTTAACAAGAATAATTATAGATGTTAATGCTGGCGTAGCTCAGTTGGTAGAGCAGTTGATTTGTAATCAACAGGTCGCGGGTTCGAATCCAGTCGCCAGCTCCAAGTTTTGTATATTTGAATGTTTCACCAATTAACATTGGAGGAATATATGTAGAAATCAAATGGCATCTTAATTGATATTAAAAATGTAAAAGAATTTAGTAAGCTCATCTTCAAAAGCGTTAATCAATTTGTCTGCTCAGATTATCTGAGCAGACTGCCTTACAAGGGAGATCGAAATGAGAACAATCAAGCCGTTATATGACAGAGTTTTAGTTAAGAGAATGGAAACAGAAGAAAAAACAGCAAGTGGTTTGTTTATTCCAGATGCAGCTCAAGAAAAAACACAGATCGGATTAGTAGTAGAAGTTGGAAATGGTCGCATTACAAGCAATGGTATTGTTCCTATTAGTATCAAAAAAGATGACCATGTTTTATTTGGCAAGTTTTCTGGAACAGAAATCAATCTTGATGGTGCTGATTACTTGATATTTAAAGAAGATGAACTGCTTGGAATAATAGTTTAATAGGAAGATATGAAGATCAATAGGCAAGAGTTCCATGATGCTTTAAATGAGCTACTCAAGCATGATAGTTGTCCAATTGAAGCACCACATGGCGACATATGGTATAGCGATACATATGAGATTTGCTATCCATGGAGATATAGAGAGGCAGTTTCATATATAAGTGGGTTTATTAATCATGCTGATTATGAACATCATAAAGATTCTAAAAACATTCCTGGGTTTGATAGTATTCATGGCTATTGGAGAAATGCCATCATGATTAGTTTGACTGATGGTGGTCTAGGTATCCCAATGATTTCATTTTGTAGGTATCCAAAAGCTAAGTCGCTACCTATGGAGTCTATAGATCACGTTATTGAGGAAGATTGATGGAAACAGAGATTTTATTAATAGTAGTTTTTTTACCGATTTTACTTATTTATTTTGTGGGAAGGTATTTTTACAATAGAAGTTATTACAAAAGTTTAGAAGAAACTATGAAGTTACAACAAGAAGTTGATAAGGAAACAGGTGTTCTTATTAATAGATTAAATCTTATCCATCTTAATCGACGCCTTGAAAAAGAAGGAAAACCACTTGTTCACCCAGAATTAATGTATCCAGAGGAAGATTAATGGAACAAAACGAAACAAAAGATAGTTGGTGCGATAGGTGCAAAAACCATTCGAGAGAGATATATATTAGTAATAATGGCGTTACTCATGAGTGTCCAAATTGTGATGACATTTCGGTTGGAAACAAAATTCTACGCGAAATTAAAAAGTCTAACGATACACTTGATTTAATATCCGATAAAGCAGAAACTTCAGGAGAAACATTAGCTGGTATAGAAATGTTGCTTACGGAGTTACTTGCTGAATTAAAGCGCATGTAGTTTATGTCCCGGTAGTTTAGTGGCAGAACAACAGCTTTTCACGCTGTGAGCCACGGTTCAATTCCGTGTCGGGATGCCAATTACGGGGGTTCGAATTCCACTGGTCTCGCCAAATTGAGGAAAGATATGTCAATAATTCAACACAACGTACTCTTCTTTGTTGACTGTATGGTTGTCGTCGTAGTCTCAATAAGTTTATTGCTGGCAACGTATATGCTTTACAAAGACTCTAAGAAAAAATAGATTAAAAGCATGTTAGACACAGTACAAGTTTAATTGTCTTACTTGTAACTGCTTACTTAAGGGTGAGTCCTTAATTGCGACTCGCCCTTTTTCTATTTTAATAATCTTGCTATAACCCCTCAGTAACTCTAAAATAAGGACAAAGAGTCAATAAGAGAGTAATGAAGCAGCCTATGAGGGGAAGATATTATGGTGTCTCCGCAACTTGGGACTGGTTACAATGAGGATAGCCCTAATCAAGTACTAGCTAGAATGGCTAATTTTCATCGTCAATCGGTTACAATGAATCAAAGTTATTGGCAACAAGCTGATATTGACAGTCGATTCTTCGTGGGTGACCAATCTTTATGGAACGAGTTCTATGGGTCACTCCCACTACATCAACGCAAACAATTTAATTTCAATCGCATACGACGTATCATCAACATGGTATCTGGTAAACAACGGCAGAGTAGAAAGTCAATAATTGCCACACCGGTTTCTAATGCCGATGAAGTCACAGCATCACAATTTACAAAAGTAATGATGTGGAGTAATCAACGCGATAACGTACTTGAAACGGTATCAGATGCATTTGAGGGTGCACTTGTAACTGGAATGAATTTATTACAGGTGTATCTAGACTATCGTAATGATGCAATCTCAGGTGATATTAAGGTGGATAATTGTTCTTACAATAGTTACCTAATAGATCCATTTTTTAAGAAGAGTGACTTATCTGATTGTAATGGTTTATGGAAGAGATCGTTTTTAAGCAAACAAGAATGTGCTTCATTGCTTCCAGATCATAAGAAAGATATTGAAGCAATATCAACTTTAAGCAATCGTGATGGTAAGTTTCCGTATATGCCAGAAAACTTGAATGCGGGAACAAGTGACCTTCTTTCGTATGACGAGTTCTATTATAAGTCTTCACGTACACAACGCATGTTAGTTGACGCTCAAACTGGTGAAACGATGGAGTGGAATGGTGAAGATGATGCGCTTCGTCAATTCTTAAATTTATATCCACGTGTAACTGTTATTGATCAAGAAGTTCCTACTGTTAAGTTATCAATTGTTGTTCAAGATCAGGTTATGTACGATGGCGCAAATCCACTTGGTATTGATAAGTATCCATTTGTACCGGTCTTTGGTTATTACAACCCACAAATACCTTACTATGAATGGCGAATACAAGGCATGGTTCGTGGTTTGCGGGACTCTCAGTTCCTTTATAACCGCCGTAAAATCATTGAACTTGATATGCTTGAAAGCCAAATAACAGGTGGTTGGATACATAAAGAGGGTGCACTCAAGAATCCTAAAGATGTTTACCTTACAGGACAAGGCAAATCACTTGTTGTTGATGCTAATTATAGTTTACAGGACATACAACCAATTCAGCCCCCACAAATTCCACCTTCGATGCTTGAAGTATCAAAAGGTATGGGCGATGAAATGCAAAACATTTCTGGTGTTAATGAAGAGTTGCTTGGTAGTGCTGTTGATGATAAAGCTGGAATACTTTCTAAGTTACGACAAGAAGCTGGACTTGTAACACTTCAGGGTTTATTTGATGGACTTGATAGATCTCAACGACAACTTGGCAACTTACTTATTAATGTGATTCAAACTAATTTTGCACCTGGCAAGGTAAAGAGAATCATTGAAGAAGAACCAGCACCACAATTCTTCAATAAAGCATTTGGTATATACGATGCAGCTGTAGAAGATGGACTTAATACAACAACACAACGTCAAATGCAATTCGTTCAGTTGTTGAGTCTTAAAGAAGCTGGCGTCAACATACCTGATGAAGTCTTACTTGAAGCTTCAACTGTACAGAATAAGAAAGAACTTACTGACGCAGTTAAAGCAGCAAATGACAAACAAGCACAAGTCGAAGAAATGAAGATGCAAGTTGAGCTACAAGAGATTCAAGCACGTAGTGAATTATCGCATGCAAGAGCTATTGCAGATAAGGGACTTGGCCTTGAACGTATAAGTAGAATAGAAGAGAACGAAGCATTAGCTATTGAACGACGCGCTGAAGCACAAAAAGATCGTGAAATGGGAATGCTTACATTAGTTAAGACACTTAAAGAGATCGATGATATCGACTTAACACAAATAGAACGTTTGGTTTCGATAAGCAACGCACTTAAAGCACAAGAAGACACAGCAGTTGATAAACCAAAGTCTGCTGAGAAAATAGCAGCAGATAAAATGATGCAAAATGAAACGGCAGCAACTTCTCCCGAACCGCAAGAGGCGGCTGCAGAAGGACAAACAGTCAACGGTTAGAGGTATATTATTAACCTTGCGGAGAAATATCTTCGCAGTTTCCAAAGAAAGGCCACACATGGCAAGCAAAAAGTTCTACTCTGGCAAACATGCAAACATGCCTACTGAATTGGTAATGAAACCATTTCCAACAGATGGTTCAATTATGCCAGAAGGTATTGACGACAAATTGAGCGGAGTTGATCATCAAATCAACCGCGATAAAGCTGGTATCAAACGTCAAATGAAACCGCTTAATAAATAGTTAGACGAGACTGCCATGTAGTGGTTTTTAATTGCTGCGTGGTAGTCTCAATTTTTAAAGGAATCACTATGCCAGTAATGCCACGAAAAGACGGAAAAACTAAGAGAATAGCGGTAGAAATTCTTAATATTCCAGTTATTGCGGATAGCGATTCGTCTGGAACTTATAAAAAGCATGTTAAGCGTCAAAAACCCAAAGAAGAGCAGTATGGTAACACAGAAGAAAGACCCGAAGAGAACCAAAACAGCTGGTGAGCTATCTAATGAATTACTACAAAAGCCTGCCGAAGCCATTACGCCACGCGAACAATCAGAACTGAACTATAAAGACTATGAAAAGAACGTTGCAGAGTGTGTAAGTACATATTCTGCTACATACCATAATGATTTTTATGTAATTGCGATGCTTAAAAAAGAAAAACTGCTTGAAAACATGACACGCACTTTTTATTATGCTCGTAAGTCATGCCCAACCCCCAACTTTGATGAGAATGTATACAAATATCATCATAAGAGCGGAGAACTAGAATTCTTATGGTCAATACCAAGCAAACCATGGTGTCTTTACTTTATAAACAACAAACAAGATGTACCTCGTGATATGTGGGCAGCATTATCAAGCGCACTTAATTTTTATGATGGAACATACGATAAACTAGCAATGAAAGAAAACGGAGAAGAGTCTTTAGACTATCTATTTACCAAAAAAGGAGATTTATGGAAAGCACACAATACGAAGAAGCCAACATCGAAACAACCGAAGATAATAACGTAGAAACAGAGCAAGAAGAAACTACACTAGCTGAACAACTTGATGAAGCTTCAAACGTTGATGAAGTTGACTCAACAGTTGAGCAACCTGAAGAACGCCCTGTTAAAGTCAGTAATAAAGAGCTCAACTTCCAAAAACTTCGTGATGAAAAAGCTAAGGCTGAAAAAGAACGCGATGAACTGCTTGCGTACCTTCGTAAGAATCAGCCACAAGATCCACAACACAAGCAATATCAAGAAGATGTAGAAGAAGAAGAGGTTGCCCTTGCAGCTGATGATTTAGTTGAAGGACGACATTATACTTCGGTTAATAAAAAGATTAAAAAGCTTAATGAACAGTTAGTTGAAACGCGTATACGTGCACAGTATCCTGACTTTGAACAAGTTGTTAATCCAGACAACTTACAAACACTTAAAGAATTATATCCAGAACTTTCTAATACAATTGGTTCATCAAAGAACTTGCACAACCAAGCTGTTTCTGCCTATACTTTAATTAAGAAACTGGGTATTCATGTTGAAGATACACATGAAAAAGAACGTGAAATAGTACGGCGCAATGCGGCTAAACCTAAACCAGTATCCACTGTGTCACCTCAACAAGGTAATAGTCCATTGTCACATGCTAATGCATTTGCGAATGGATTAACTCCAGAACTAAAAGCACAGTTATATGCTGAAATGCAAGCAGCACGCAAGAACTATTAATAGCCTTTAATTAAAGTCGCCCACTAACCGCGACTATTCATTTATAACACAGCCTCTCAAGCCAAACGAGGGGCTGTGTTTTTTTATGCATTCGTTTGCGAGCTCGCAAGTAAATTAATGCCTAGAATTCAATACAAACTTAAAACGGAGCTCCAGTATGTGATAACACTTTCCCCTACGAAAAGCTGGTGAAGTATCTACGAGCTCGTAACATAAAATGACAAACAATTATTTTTTATTGTGAATCTTAAAGTCTCTGCATTATACTGATAGTGCGTATCGAAGGGTCGCGCCTTCAAACCATTCCCGTGTCGTATAGAGTTTCGGCAACTCAATTCCACGACGTACGAACGCTTCGTCAACGTAACTGTGTGAATCTTTAACACATTTATAGGAATTATTATGGCACTTACAACAACAACTATTATGCCAGCACCAGTACAACAAAGTTTCTCGTTGAAGCTTTTGTCTGTACCAACACCTGATTTGATTCATGGTTTTACGGCAATGAAAAAAATGATGCCTAAAAACGGTGGAACAACGCTCAGAATGAGACGATATAACGCCCTAGATACCGCTATGGTACCTTTGGGAAATTCAGGGGCAACGCCTCCTTCTCAAACACCTTCAGCTGTAGATATTGATGCTAAGATTTCATTTTATGGAACATGGCTCAATATCAACGAACAAGTAACATTACAAAACCAAGATCCTGTTCTTAATGAATTAACAGATCGTCTTGGCGTATCGTTACGTCAAACTGAAGATGAACTAACAAGAGATATGTTGGCATCAACAGCATCGTTTATTAACTGTACAGGTGGTACAAACGGTGACAACCCAACACAAATTACACGTTCTGATGTTGATACAGTTGTTCGCGCATTGAAAAATAGCAATGCTCGTACAATTATTAGCAATATTGAAGCGCAAAATAAGTTTGGTACCGCACCAACTCGCGATTCGTACATAGCAATGGGTTCAACTGAACTTATTGGTAACCTTGATGAAGTAACTGGTTTCATTCATAAAAACCAATATCCTTCAGCAAGTCAAGGGCTTGAAAGTGAATGGGGCGCAATTGGAAACGTACGTTTCTTCTTGTCATCTGTTGGTTCAATTTCACCAAATGCATCCAATCTTGGTGCAGATGTCATGAACGTCTTCGTAACAGGTATGGAAGCATACGCAATGATCGAACAAGACGGATATAGCGCACAATATATCTATCGACCACCATCAATTGCAGGTGGACCTCTTGCTCAAAACGCAACACTTGGTTACAAATTCGCGGCCGCTCCTCGAATTACCAATGATCTGTGGATAACAAATCTTCGTGCGACATTAGCGTAGTAAGGAAATATTATGGCAGAAAATACAATCGTACAATCGGGTACATTTGTAGGTACGGGTTCACCTGTTACCTTAAAATTAAGATCCGATATTGACTGGATGCGCGTTATAAACTACACAGAAGCAGACGCAGGAACACAAAACCATGGTACAGAGTACTATTGGCAGCGTGGAATGGCAGCTGGACTTGGTTTAGTTTATTATCATCCAGCCGCAGACCAAACATTAGCTATCGATTCAATCGCAGCTCATGCTGGTTTCACGCTTATTGATACTTCTGATAGTCCAGTTGGCGCAATTGATGCAACACTTACAGACGTTTCGGCGGCTGCAATTCCTGTAGCAACAATTGCATCAACAGCATTATTGCAAGTTGGTGACGTTGTTCGCTTTATCGACGTAACAGGCGCACAACAATTGGGTGGTTATGATTTCACTATTGGTAACAATACCTTTAGCGGAACAGACTTCTCACTTGATTATATGGACCAAATCGTTGCGGGTACAACTGGGTCGATTAGAAAGATCGCTTACAATCCTCAGTTCTATCCAAGACATCGTTCAATTTCGAAAATCACACAAGCAGCAAGCGCTGTTATTACAATGACCGTTGCTCATGGCTACACAGTTGGCCAAAAAGTACGTATCAAAGTACCATCAGCATTTGGCATGATTGAAATGAACGACGAACTTGTAACAATTACAGCAATCACAGCTGGAACAATCACAGTTAATGTTGATTCTACAGGATTTACAGCGTTTGCATTCCCACTTACCGCCATTGGCGCAGTTGGATTTAGCCAAGCACTTGTCATTCCAGTAGGTGAAGCAGCAACAAGTGATTACGCAAACTTGCTTGATGATGCAACAGAAAACAGAGGCTATATCGGTATGATTCTTGCAACAGGCGTATTGAGCCCTGCAGGTTCCACAAGCGATGTAATTTTCTGGACAGCTGGTAAATCATCTAACTTATAATCGTTCGTAAGGGGGAGGTTTTCCTTCCCCTTACCTTGATTTATGACCATGAAGGTATGAAAGTTACCTTGAAAAACAACCAAAAAGGAGAATAGATGATAGAAATGAGCGAAGCAAACACCGCAAGCAAAGCAACAAAGCAAATTGTAAAAGAAGATTTAAGTAAGAATCTTGAATACCAAAGAAAAAAAGATGCTGTACCTGTTAAGGGTATATTTAGAAACTTTGAAGTTCCTGGTGGACAACTTGAGTTTGTATATAAGAAATATAAACCAGAACCAGTTAAAACGTATAAGTTTCTTGATGGTGAAATACGTACCATTCCTCTTGGAGTAGCTAAACATTTAAATAAAAATGGCTGGTATCCAATTCATAAGTATACACAAGACGAAAATGGCAAAACATCACAACTAATCGGACAAAAGGTTAGAAGATTTGCATTCCAAAGTTTAGAATTTGTTGATGTAGATGAATTCGAACACGGTGATAAACAGATTATAACTGTTAAAAATCTTTAGTCTGTAAGGAGGTGCGATGTCGACATGTTATGCAAGCGAAGATCCTACGTTTCAACCCGCGATGAGAATTATTTCAGCAATTACTCAAACTCATCCTGTAGTTGTTACAACAACATTTGATCATGACTATGAATCGGGAACTATTGTTCGATTGCGTATACCTGTAGATGTTGGCATGCAACAGATAGATAAGTTTGTTGGAGAAATAACGGTAACAGGTACAGACACATTCACGTTACCCGTTGATGCGTCTGCATTTGATGCTTTTAGCATACCGGTTTCTCCTGCATATTATCAGAATACGTGTGCACAAGTGGTGCCCGTAGGAGAAGCAAACGATATGTTAAGTGCGGCAACCCATAACGCAAATTAATTAGGAGATTGAAATGGCCATTCCAGCACCTGATTCTTCCTACTCCACACTTGCACAAATACGTACAAAAGTAAGAAGACTAACTAGAAGCTTATCAACAGCACAACTCAGCAATAATGATTTAGATAATTATATTAATACATTTGTGCTTTACGATTTCCCAGAAAATCTTCGTGTATTTAGTTTATGTAAGACTTTAACTTTTTATACACAACCATACATTTCTACGTACGAAAACAATACCGTAAACAGTGACGACCCTTTATACAATTTTAAAAATAAATACACTAATGTTTACGGACCTATTTATATTTCAGGCTATGAATCATTTTTTGCTCAAAATGTTGAGCAGTTTTATGCAGCATATCCAAAAACTAATTACACACTTGCAACAGGTTCAACTGGAGATGGAGTAACAACAGAATTCTCTGGAACGCTATCTAGTAAGCCATTATTACAAAACCATGTTACGTTTACGTCGATTGATTCAAACGATGCAGGAATTGTGTTAGTGGATAGTCCCATTATAAGCGGCGTTACAGGAAATCCTACCAAAACAGGTGGGTTATATATTCCTGGTACTACAGCAAGCCTTGGAACCATTGATTATGTTACAGGAGTGTACTCATTTACATTCCCTTCAGCTCCAGCAACTGGAGAAAAAATTGAAGCATCAGTTGTCCCAATAAGTGTATCCAAACCTTCAGGTATATTTTATTACGATAATAAATTCGAAATGCGACCTGTTCCTGATAAATCATATCGGGTTGATGTACAAGTTGCAGCACGACCATTAGATATTTTATCTGATCCAGATGATGCACCGTTACTTTCACAGTGGTGGCAATATATTGCATATGGTGCATCAAAGAAAGTATTCGAAGATCGTATGGATACAGATAGCATACAAGCAATTTTACCAGAATTTAAAAAGCAAGAAATGTTGGTATTAGCAAGAACATTAATACAAGATTCTACTCAACGAGCGGCAACAATTTATGCAGGCCAAATAATTCCAGGAGTAAGTGACAATGGACTATTTTGATCAGCAGTTTTCACTTTATTGTGTGGTCTTAGGAGTCATACTATTTAAATTAATGTTCTTGCGCTACACGATAAAGTCAGTGAAAAAGATACGGAAATCAAATAAAACATGGAATGGCGCGTATCATGATAAATATAAACTATAAAGATATTATTTTCGTAATCATGTACACAATACTTTTTGTAGCAATCATGGCTACGAGTTTCATGATATTGCCATACTGTTTTAATAAACAATTTGATAACAGTTTTATAGCGGTAGATTTTATAGATAAAGAAGATATAAATCAGTTTAAATAAAGGTGTATCAATGGCATATAATGACGCTATTCCACAACCAACAGATTCGGGCGCAACATCACAACCACAAATTTTAGCTAACTTTTCAGAACTTAAAACATATCTTGAAATAAACCACGAAGACTTTAATGCGGGTAATCAAGGTAAACACATTTATGTCACATTAGTTAAACAAGCAGCAGCTCCAACTACTGCCGCAAACGAAGTAGCTTTATACAGTAAAGATAATGCTGCCGGTGATCCAGCTCTTTACTATCGTCCAGAAAGTGATGGAACTGAAGTTGAAGTAACAGCATCTAAAAAAGCTGAAACTGGTTGTGCCATACTTCCATCAGGAATAATAATCAAATGGGGCAAAGGAACCGTTGATGCTGATTCTGCAGGAACTGCTACGTATGATACAACAATAACAATGACAACAGCGTATTCAGCGCAAATTACTTTAGATGGTGCTGCTGGAATGGCTCTGCCTTTTTATGTAACAAGTTTTGATGAAGACGATATTAACGTTCTTAATACAAATACCGCAGGTGGTACTCGTAATTTTTACTACCAAGTTATTGGGGTATAGAAAGGATGACATGCCAGGCTCATTTGATAAATTTTTAATCGCTCCATTTGAAACTGGACTTGAAACCGATCTTAAACCGTGGCTTATTCCAGAAGATGCATTTCAGCAATTAAATAATGCATATATCTTTAGAGGAAGAGTCAGAAAACGTTTTGGTAGTTCTTTAACTGGGTATGGCGCAACTACATCATCAAATGCACAATTATTTTCACGACTAAGAATTAAACTTACAGGCGGTGCAGCTGTTGGTATTACCGACGGTGCCGGCGCAGCCACAGGCACCGTTCCCGGATCTGTATTTAAGGTAGGACAAATCTTTTCTATCGGAACGGTGATTTATACTGTTTCGGTACTTGGAACTCCTGCAACAATGCTGAAGACTGATGCAACGACAACATGCACGCTTAATACAACTACTGGTGTATATGCATTTAATGGTGCTCCTGCTACAACACAAATATATTTTTATACATCAGAACCAGTAATGGGACTTACACAACATGAATCAGGAACTATTAATGATAGTCCTGCAGTCGCATTTGATACACAGTTTGCATATAAATTTAATGGTGCTTCATGGGACTTGATCGGTCCAACAGCTTCTCAATGGCATGGAAGCAATTCGCAGTTTTTTTGGGCAGCAAATTGGACTGGATTAACATTTAGTGATACTTACTTATTTACTACGAACTTTAATGCGACAATTGGAACACCAGACGCATCAGATGATTCTATGTGGTATTACAGTGGCGCAGCATGGACAGCGTTTAATCCAAATTTCTTTGTTGCAGGTGATAAGATTAAGACTGCAAAGATGATCGTGCCATTTAAAGATCGTTTAGTTTTATTTAATACAATAGAACAAAACGCAGCAGGAACGGTTAATACTTCATATAAAAATCGTATTCGATATTCACATAATGGTAGTCCTCTTTCCGCAACAGCCTGGTATGAACCAAATGAAGTTGGTGCAAGTGGTGGTGGATGGATTGATGCACCAACTGAAGAAGAAATCATTAGCGTTGAATTTATTAAAGATAGATTAATAGTTTATTTTGAACGCAGCACATGGGAACTTGCATATACAAGCAATCAAGTATTACCATTTCTGTGGCAGAAAATTAATACAGAATATGGCTCCGATTCAATGAATTCAACAGTACCATTTGATAAGGTTGTCCTGACAATTGGTTCACGCGGTATTCATGCATGCAACGGAGGTAATGTTGAACGAGTCGACCAAAAGATACCTAACAAAATATTCCAAGTACGCCAAGACAATAATGGTGTTGATCGTGTTGCCGGTATTCGTGATTACTATACAGAAATGGTTTATTGGGCTTTCCCGACAGCAAATGCAGGGGCAAACTCTGATATCTATCCGAATAAAATACTAGTATATAATTATAAGAACCAAACCTGGGCATTTAACGATGATTGTATAACAGCATTTGGATATTTTGAGCAGCAACTAGGGCTTACATGGGCAGCCATGGATATGACATGGGAAGAAATGACATTTGCATGGGATAGTGCAACAACTAGTCCTAAATTTAGACAGATTATCGCTGGTAATCAGCACGGATTTGTTTTTATTGTTAGTCCGGAAATTACAAGCAACGCTGAAAATATACAGATTACAAATACATCATATGACACGACTACAAATGTACTAACACTTACAATTATTGATCACACGTTAGAAAGTGAAGATTATATCAAGCTGACTAATGTTACTGGATTAACAATTGGAGGAGATGGTATATATCAAGTTACGGTAGTTGATGCTGATACTATTAGCGTTATTGTTCCAAGCTGTACTGGCACATATCTTGGTGGTGGAACGGTTGGTCGTATTTCAAACGTAAATATTGTTTCAAAACAGTGGAACTTCTATTTAAAAGAAGCTCGATCAATTTACTTATCACATATCGATTTCATCATACAAAAAACAGAAAACGGACAAGTCTGTATTGATTACTCACCATCATCATCAAATATATCAATGATTGATGAAGGCGTTGCAACAGGTGCGATAATTGGTAATAGCATTCTTGAAACAAACCCATATCCACTTAATACAATGGAAGAAACACAAGATCGATTAGTTCATAGAGTATATTTTCAAGCTGATGGCACATGTGTACAGATTAGAATTTACCTTAACGATGACCAGTTAAAAAACCCTGCCATTGCAGAATCAGATTTTCAGCTTGAAGGTATGATTGTTTCCTCAACAAGAACAAGCGAATACGAATAAACAGAAAGGAATATTATGATATTTGGTGTAGGAATTATTATTAAAGTAGCCCTTTTGGTAGGTGCAACAATTGCAGGATACAGTGCTCACCTAGTATTTAAAAAACCCGATACGTTTATTGAACAAACAAGCGAAAAATATATTAAAGGGCAAACGGGTTGGGATGTAGACTTTACCCCAGAAAAAACTGAATCCAAAAAAAAATAAGGTAATATATGTCATCACAAAATACAGGCGCATTTATACCGACGACGAATGTCTGGGATGTTTCAGAAATATACCAAACAGACGTTACAAGCGATGCATTTAAAGAATTATTAGTGCGTCTTTATCAAAATCTTAATCTCATGTCAATTGGTGTGAATGCAAGAGATGCAGGTATATATGACACAAGCGAGTTTGTATGTGGACAAGTATATTTTCCTGATCCTGCATTAAGATCAAGTAGCACTACAACGCCAACACAACGACCTGTTTATAGAAAAGTAATTAATTTTGGAGCTTTACCAGCAGTTGGCGGTGTTCCTAAACAAGTTGCACACGGAATTACGATCACAGACACATTAATATTTACACGTATTTATGGTACCGCTAAGCGCACGACAATATCTTACAGCTCTGTTCCTTTACCAAACCCTGGTTCGTCAGTTATGGGTGCAATTAGACTAGAAGTACGAGAAGACGATGTATATATCACAACACTTGGTGACAATAGTGCGTGGAATGCATATGTAACTTTAGAGTATTTAAAATAAAAGGAGAGAACAATGGCAAGTATTTTTAAATCAATTGGAAACGCGTTTTCCCATGTAGCAAAGCCTGTAGGGCAAGCTATATTGGGTACTCCCGCAAGAACAGAGCAAACTGGAAGATTTACACCCGAACAAGAATCAGTGCTTAGCCAACTCCTTCAACAAGGATTTGGATCATCATCATTTGCGCCACAGGAACAACAAGCAAGACAAGGATTTATGCAAAATACTGTTCCTTCTCTTGCAGAACGTTTTACTGAAATGGGTGGAGGAGCTGGTGGCCAAAGATCAAGTGCATTTCAGGGAGCATTAGGACAGGCTGGAGCAGGACTTGAATCTAGTCTTGCTGCATTACGATCTCAACATGGAATGCAACAGATGCAAATGGGTTTAACCCCTAGGTTTGAATCATCATACTTTCCTGCACAAGGCGGAATGCTTCAACAAGGTATGCAAGGCATGTCAGGTATGTTACCAGGTTTAATGTCATTATTAATGGGTTAGGAAAATCATGCAAGTTATCAACGCACCAAATCGAAGTGTTATGATGGGCCAAGCTATGGGTCAGGGTTTAAGCTCAGGACTTAAAGGCCTAATCGATACAAAGGTTAAACAACTTGAGGAACGACAATATAAAGCAAAAGCCAAGACTGCATTATCTCCACTGATTGGTGAACAAAGTGCATCAATGTTGTCAGCACTTCCAAAAGAAATGTTTCCAGCTATGTTTAAGGCATTATTGTCTGGGAAAGGTCCAGAAGGCGAAGCCAACCCTGTAATTCAGCGTCTTATGCAAGGAATTCAACAACAAGAACAAGCGCCAGGTCAAATGATGTCAGAAGGTGCTCCTGGTTCACAAATGGTTAATCAAATGCAAGAACTTGGAACGAGTGCTCCAGAATCAATGCAAGAACAATCAGGTAAAATACAACAAGATAAAGCACAAATTCAACAGAAAGAAGTTGCTGCTCCACAAACAGCCATAAGCTGGAGTAAAAAAATAAAATCTATGGCTGCATCAAATAAAGAAATCACACCACAGATGATGAAACAATTAAAGAAAAAAGGTTTTGATGCAAAGGAAATAAGTGCAATTACATCAACAACCTTAACTCCAGATGTAGTAGATTTCTTTTTATCTAAAACTAAACAAAACCCACAAAAAGCCCGTGCTTTAGCAAAGAAGTATGGCTTTAAGGTGCAATAATGGCAGATATTTTTGACGAACGAGCTAGTAAGAAAAGAGTTTATAAGAAAAAAGCGCAAGATATTTTTGATGAGCGAGCTATAAAATATGAAGAAGAATCTGTAAGCAATATTCCAGCACCATTAGAAATGTCAGAATTAATTGAGGGTGGCCCAAAGAGTGCGGTAACCAATGCATTAAAAAATATTCCTGCTCCGTTAGCGATGCCAGAATTAATTTCTGGTGGCCCAAAGAGTGCGGTAACCAATGCATTAAAAAATATTCCTGCTCCGTTAGCGATGCCAGAATTAATTTCTGGTGGGCCAAAAGGTGCTGTAGAAAAACTTTTAGCTACTAAACAAGCAACACCTGGTAGTAATTTGATACAAGGATTAAAGGCATCCGCGCCTGGTCAAGCATTAGGATTTACACCACAATATCCAACAGAAGAACAATCTATGGCTGAATCACTTAAATTTAAAGCAGGTGCATTAGCTGGAGATATTCCTGCAATGTCGCTTGGTGGCACTTTGGGAGGAGCAATTGCAGGAGGATTAGGAGCTGGGCCTCTTGGTGCAGCAATAGGAGCTGGTGCTGGAGCATTTGGATTACCTGAACTAATTAAGCAAATTTCAAGTTATGTGAGAAATCCTAAAAAAGAAGGTGCTATAGCAAAAATTGGACAGATTGCTGATATACCAGTTGAAACAGCCAAAAGCGCACTTATTGGTGCTGCAACAGGTGGGGCTGGAAGGTTAGCGCCATTATTTAAAATTGCTAACACTAAAACAGGACAAGAAGCAATTAAAAGTGCGGCAGAATTAATAGCAATGACAGGTGCCCAGGCTGCTATTACAGGTGATATGCCATCTGCCAAAGATGTAGCAGAAAATGTTTTATTACTTGGTGCAATGAAAGCAGCAGGTGCTGGTGCAAGTAAAATAGGAAAACTAGCTGGAAAAGAACCATTGGTTAAAGAAACTCCTGAATTTGCACCAACAGAAGTAGATATTTTTATGAAACGAGCAAAAGAAGTTACACCTAAGTTAGTAGATCGCGTCATATCAAAAATTAAAAAAGAACAGCCGTACTTCGATGTTCTTAGAGATGTAATTGGTAAAAAACACGAAAAACTTGTTGTAGATCAAGATAAATGGTCTAAGGTTTTTGAAAAAGCAGAACTAAAAAATAAAAGTAAATTTACTCCTGAAGAATATGAAGATGCGATGTACTATGCGCAAAAAACAACAAATCCTAATGTTGACCATGACAGTATGGCAAAGATAATCAAGCGCATTCCAGTTGAATTGCGCAACATTATGAATAAGGATTTAACGGAACATTTTAAAACGACATTAGAAGAGCGAAATAAAAATCCATATTTAAAAACAGTTATTCCACGTGAAGAAGTTGTTGCAAAGTATTTACCAGGTCTTTATAAAAATCCAGAAAAATTTAATTCCGTATCTAAAAAAGTACGTTCTCGCGATCCATTTACTAATAAAAAAGCATTTTTAGATTATAACGAAGCATTACGAGAAGGTGGTTTAAAACCACGATATAATAACGTACGCAAACTTATACAGATTTATGACGAAGTTGTAGCTAAAGAATTTGCAGCGGCAGATATGCTTGAGAACATTCATAAATTAGAAAAACAACAAGGACGACGACTAATTGTTACGAAAAACAATCCGCGTGAATACATAAATGCTTTACATGATGGTTTTGTACCATATGACGACGTCATGCTTCGTCGTGTTAGAGATGCAAAAATCCCTGAAGCTAGCAAAGCGTTTCAAGAAAAATTCCCAGATATTAATTTCATTGAAAACGTTGATAATTTTAAGGATTATCTTAAAGAAGAAGTTAAAAGTGGTCGTCTTAAATCTGAATATCTTAAAAACGATAAAAACATTGATACAAACATCAATGAATTTGTTAAAGAACATGGCGCTGACATTGAAGAAATGAAGAAATTTTTACCAAAAACAATGTCTAAATTTCCAACAGAAGCACCTGCGTTAGTTGCACCTGAATTATCACCAGCATTACGTGGAATATTTAATAAAGATGCTTATAAACCTGGTAATCCAATCGCTACAAATTTTTGGAAAGGTTACGATGCTACGGCCGATACTATACGAACTGGCCGAGTAAAAATGTCTTTTTTCCATTATGTACCACTTGCAGAAAGTTTAGCTGGCGGAATAGGTATTAAAAAAGCATTCAGCATGAAAAATGTAATGAAGCAAGGTCAAGACCTATTAAACGACCTTGATTTTAGAAAAACAGCTGCACGCAGTGGTCTTATTATTCATAAACCATTAGAACGATGGGAAACTAGTGAAAGAGTTACTGATAAAATGTTTGATACTGCTATTAAACTTTTACCAGAACAAGTAGTTAATAAGACTCAGAAAAGTATGTTTAATAAAGGGTTAACTAAATATATTGATGCACAAAAATTCTTGTTCGAAAAGTTTCACCCACGGATTAAATCAGTCGTATGGAAGCACTACGTAGATGGATTTATTGATAAGGGAATTAACGAAGGAAAACCTCCAACACCACAACAAGTGATAAAAATTCAAAAGCAAATGGCCGATCGTGTTAATGCAGAATTTGGTGGCCAAAACTGGGAAATTCAGCGTGGATTTAATAACCCTGAATATAGAAAGTGGCTTCGAAGAGTAATAGCATATCCCGATTGGACTATATCAGCCATAAAACAAGCAGCAGGAGTATTGTCGGGTGGACTCAAGGGTGAACAAGCTAGAAAGTATTTCCTTCGTGTTGGTTTAAATACAATGCTTGTTCATGGAACTTTAAAATACTTGATGGGAGGCTTTAAAAAAGCTGAACCAGGAGATAAACTACAGATTGGCGGAGTAGCTTGGAGTCCAACAAAAGCAAAAGAAGAAATTACTGATCCAGATCCTATAGAATGGTTTAAGTTTCCGCTTCCTGATATTCCAATTGAAATTGCTGGAATTAAGTTTAATCCAGGACGAGAAGCACCAACTGAATGGAAAAAAGTTGGATCGAAATTATATACACATTCAGGAAAACAGTTTCTTGAAATTAAAGACTGGTATAAGCATCCAGTAACGACGTTTTTCAATAAATCAAATCCTCTTCTATCAATGGTATATAAACAAATGACTGGTCGCACACCATCGAAAGATGAACGTGAAGGATTTGCGGTTAGAGGAAAGTTTGCAAGAGGTAAATTTCAACCATGGGATGCAACGAAATCAGGAACTAGTGCTCGTGCTGTTTCTAGGGCAGCATCACTCGCTTCAGAACCCATTCCATTTTCAATAAAATCAGCAAAACTACATGGCGTTGCTCCATTTATAGCAACTGGATTGGGGGCTGTTCCTATATCAAAAGGAGCAACACTATATAAATCAGAACCAGAATTAATAAAAGCATTTGAAAAACACGATATAAAACGTGTTAATAGAATTCGCAGAGCACTGAAAGACAACGGATATACGGATAAACAAATAAAGCGAGTCGTTACTATATCTCGAAAACAAGCTAAGTTATAAAAAAAGGGTGGTCTGGGGAGACCACCCTAAATACGCTAATGAACAAAAAGGGAATTGGGTTTAATTTAATTTCTTATCATATTCCTCCTTTCGTATATCAGTTATATCTACCTAATCTTCTTATTAATACTTTTGTTTTTTCTGAACTAATATGGAAAATGATCTTGGAATACAGACGGCATATTGGATTGATTACCATACACAGTTTCTTGATACTCGCGTTCAATGTCTTCAGCAGATAAACCATCGCGTGTCCTCGGTAAAGAAATAGATAAGTATCTTAAACAATCAGCAAAATGCGAAGACCAATCATGCAAAGCATTACTTTTATAGATCTTCTTTTTTGAATCATATTCTTGCCGATAGTTTTCGATGGCCTTAAGCATGGGTGCACATTTATGTTCATCTATCCACATTTTACTGAATGATGAACGTACTGATTCAATGCCATCTTCAATAGATAGACCCTTAGCTGTTATAAAATTGATTCCCAGCTGGCGTGCTTTTTCTATACGCGTCATGCCAGAACCCCATTCCTTAACTGCGATATCATGTGGAGCTATATGCTTTCCGTATGAATATGGTTTCTGTTCTAGTATTTTAACGTAGAATTCAAGACCTTGTTTAGAGTTTTCATAACAATCTATAATTCTTACGGTTTGACCGATTGTCTGAAAAAATATAATTGATGTTGAATCTCTCACGCCAATATCCCACGCTGTATGAACTTTAAATGCTGATTCCCATGGTACCATTCCAACTTGATTATTTATGCGCATACGGTCGAGATATTTTGCATAGTAAGCTCCCTCAACGCCTTGTGTGAAGGAACAATAATATTCTTGTTGAATTAAATCTTCAGACATGATTCCGTCAGCTCGTTCTTTTTCAATAGCTCGATATGAAATATGCTGTGTGTCGTCAATAGATAATTTATAGCAAAACCAATCAGGTGAGTTTCGAGCGATTTCATATAATTCATATAAACAGTTTTTCCCACGGGGCGTACTAATAAATAATGCCCAACCATCGTTAGCAGTCAGAATTGGTCGTATAAACTGGTACGCCCGCGGGTCTTGAAGAGCATATTCTGAAAATATACAGGCTGATGGATTAGATCCCATTAATGAGTCGACATTGTCTGACCCAACAAGTTGCAGCAATGAACCGTTGGTAAGACGTATTTTCATTTCCTGACCATTCATCGATGCGACTAGTGTTGGTGGTATGAAATCTAAAAATCGTTTACCTTCGTTTGTAACACTGTCCCAGATCACTTTTTTCGCTTGCGCATATGTGGGAAAAATATAGTAGACGACACATACCTTGCGTAAACACTGTCTAATGGCAAGATTAAATGCGACGATATCTTTTCCTGCCCGTCGAGGAAGAATTGCTACCACGCGCCTGTAGCCCTTGTTTTCAATGGCATCTACTATAGGAAGTTGGTACGATCGTGGTTTGAATTGATTAAGAATGATTTGTGATTCTACATTCATAAATTATTTTCTTTCGCATGACAGTTTTTCAACAATCATTCTGAGCATATATTTAGTAATGGTGCAATTTCGGTTTGAAGTAATTTCATGTAGGTAGTTATATAACTCAGATGGTATATCAATATGCAATCGTTTTCTTCCCATTTTTTTATTTGCAATGGTATTAGATTTTATATGTGACGATCTTTGTCCATATTGAGCCATATATAAATGATCAGGATTTGTGCATATAAGCTTATCGCAGGTATGTAATATTGAAGATTGAGGAGCAATTTCTCCTCGATAAATAAGCCAACTTACTCGATGGGCACCAACGCTGTTATTTTTATAAAATATTCGCGCGTATCCGTTATGTGTTGATGTTCCACTCCATCCCCAGCAACCATCGTCGTGTTTAATAACTAAACGTTCAAATCGTTTTATCGTTGATTCATCCACGCTTACACCATTCATTTCTGATATTTATGAAAACTAATAAAGCAAAAAATATAGTAAAAATAAGTGTATACATAATGAGAACCTACAGTGTAACGATGTTCTTGTCCATAGAATCTTTTAAAAGCTTTGCATATTGCCAGATGGCTCTGTTTAATTGATCTAGTAGTATATATCTATTTTCATAAAGGAGAATTATATGGCTAATATTCATAACAGAGGTGTGACAGCCTCAGTATTTGATCCCCAAATACTAAAAGGATTATATCAAGAGCCTATCATTGCAAGCCGTGCTCCAGCAACAGGCGATAAAGCTGAGTTGGGAACTGTTTGGATTGATAAAACAGGCAACGATGCATATTTCTTAACAGGTTTAGCTGGAAATTCAGCAACATGGGTTAATGCTGGTGGTGGAAGTGGATCTTTTACAACAGTAACAACCACAGGAAAAATTACAGCTGGTAGTAGTTTACAAATGACAGCTGGAACACTTACGATTGGCACATTTGGCTTTGGTGTTCTTCGTTCAACAGCAGCAGGTGTTATTTCATCAGTTACTGGAACAAATGGTCAATTACTTATTGGATCAACAGGTGCTGCGCCTGCTTTTGCAAGCATAACATCTTTTGGTGGATCTATTGTTATTACAGAAACAGCTGGTGGCATTAACCTTGATACAGGTGGTGCGGCTGGTGTTACTAAAAATACAACAGACGGTGGTACAGCTAATCCTGTTGCTGGCGATGTTAATATTCTTGGTGGATCTAACTTAACAACATCTGCAGTTGGTCAAACAGTTACAGTAGCACTTGATGCAAGTCCATCAGTTGCAGGTTCTTTAACAGCTGCTACAAATATTTCTGCTACCGCAGGAACAATCGCTTCTCTTGGTGGAGCAGTTACAGCTTCAACAACTATTACAGCTGGTACAGGAATTAGTTCGACAACAGGAAATATCACATCTGCTGCCGGAAACCTTATTGCGACTCTTGGAAATATTCAAGCCGCAACAACAGTCACTGGTGGAACAGGCCTTGTTGCAACCACAGGAAATATTACAGCTTCTGCTGGAAATTTTGTTGCTGTAGTAGGAAATGTACAAGCAGCTACAACAGTTACGGCTGGCACAGGAATTACGGCAACCACAGGACACATTACAGCTTCAGCAGGCAACTTAGTAGCCACACTTGGTAATATTTCATCTGCAGCTGGATCAGTATCAGCAGCAACAACGATTACATCAGGAACAGGCATATCTGCAACTACAGGCAATATTACATCAGATGCCGGTGACATAGTCTCTACGGTTGGTGCGGGTAGCTTTGCTACAACAGTAACTGCAGGCACAGGAATCGCTGCAACTACAGGCGATATTACTGCCGATGCTGGCGACCTTGTCGCTACATTAGGTGGTTGCGGAGTTGCAACAACCGTGGTTGCCGGAACTGGTATCACATCAACAACAGGTGATATTACAGCTTCAGCTGGTGCAGGTAGCTTTGCTACAACAGTAACTGCTGGAACTGGCATTGCTGCTACAACTGGTGATATTACAGCCGATGCAGGCAACTTAGTTGCTACAGCTGGTTCTGGTAGTGTTGCTACAACACTTACAGCAGGAACAGGAATTAGTTCTACTTTGGGAAATATTACAGCTGATGCTGGTGACTTAGTAGCCACGGCTGGTGCCGGTAGTTTTGCAACAACAGTAACTGCAGGCACGGGAATAGCTGCTACTACAGGCAATATTACTGCTGACGCTGGTAACTTAGTAGCTACATTAGGTAGCATTGATTCTGCTGCAAGTTCAGTAAGTGCTGCTACAACAGTAACTGCGGGAACGGGTATCAGTTCTACTTTGGGTGATATTACATCTGATGCTGGTGACATAGTTTCTACGGCTGGTGCAGGTAGCTTTGCTACAACAGTAACGGCAGGAACGGGTATCAGTTCTACTTTAGGTAACATCACAGCCGACGCTGGTGATTTAATTGCTACAGCTGGTGCTGGATCTGTTGCTACAACAATGACAGCAGGAACAGGCATATCTGCTACGACAGGAGATATTACAGCTGATGCAGGCAATTTGGTAGCTACACTTGGTAATATTACTTCAGTAGCCGGTTCAGTAGCTGCAGCAACAACGGTAACTGGTGGAACAGGCGTTTCAGCAACTACAGGTGATATTACAGCCGATGCAGGAAATTTAGTTTCTACAGCTGGTTCCGGTAGTGTTGCTACAACAATGACAGCTGGCACAGGAATTTCTTCTACTTTAGGAAATATTACTGCTGACGCTGGCGACTTAGTTGCTACAGCTGGAGCTGGTAGTGTTGCTACAACAATGACAGCTGGCACAGGAATTAGTTCTACTTTGGGAAATATTACAGCTGATGCTGGTGACTTAGTAGCCACGGCTGGTGCCGGTAGTTTTGCAACAACAGTAACTGCAGGCACGGGAATAGCTGCTACTACAGGTGATATCACAGCTGATGCTGGTGGATTCGTAGCTACTTTAGGTGGATGTGGCGTTGCAACAACGGTTGTAGCAGGCACGGGCATCACAGCTACAACAGGTAATATTGCAGCATCCGCTGGACAAGTTAATGCTAATACAACAATGACTGCTGGAACTGGAGTTACAGCAACGACAGGTAATGTTACAGCAACTGCTGGCGCAGTATCTGCTGGAACAACCGTAACTGGTGGAACAGGAGTTACAGCTACAACTGGTAATGTTACATCTGCAGCTGGCGATGTCGAAGCAGCAACAGCAACTAAAGGATTCATTTGTGGATCTGGTGTTAAAGTTATTGATGGTGCAGGATCTCCTTCAGGATCAGTAACAGCGCCTAAGGGTTCTCTATATTTAAGAACTGATGGATCAACAACAAACGATCGTGCTTATATCAACACTGATGGATCAACTGCGTGGGCTGCTTTAACAACAGCTTCATAATTTAAAAGATTGGAGGGAGTTTCGGCTCCCTCCAATCTTTTAAATTTGTATAAAATAATGACAAGATCGTGATAGAATTATACTAGTAGTAATAATTAATATCTTACACAAAGGAGTCTTATGGAAAACATGCAACCAGTAATGATGATCGTCGTAGAAAAAGAAGATCGTACATTCAGATTTGAAATGCCAATCGGCGCACCTCTTGGAGAATGTTATGACGCAGCATTTTCAATTCTTCGTCAAATTGTTGAATTAGCAGACAAAGCAGCAGCAACAAATAAAAAAGAAGAAGAAGAAGTAGTTGCTGACCACGAATAAAGGAAATAAGAAATGAGTGTTAAAAATTCAATTCGCCCTATTGAACTTACTTCATTTAACACAACAGGGTTATCAACAGCATTTAAGGTTATTAATACTAATGGATTAGATGAATCATGTTTTTTAATCCGTATTATTAATGAATCTAATAAGGATGTTACGGTAAGTTATGATGGAGCTACGTCACATGACTATGTTCCAATAGGTGAAACTGTTGAAATTCGTGGATTGTTATATTCGAATGACCGTGCTGAATTTCCAAAGGGATTAAAGATCTATATAAAAGGCATCGGCGCTGGAACAGGATTAGTCTATTTATCTGGTTATAATCGTCCACAAGGTATCTAATACAGTTAGGTGAAATAATGAGTGTTACTAATGCTATCAATGAAGAAACAATTTCAACATTTTCAAGTGCATCATTATTAGCTGGATATCAAGCTGTTAACACATCTGGATTAAGCAATGCGTGTTTTCTTGTGCGTATTTTTAATCATACAAAGGGACAAATACTGGTTAGTTTTGATGGTATAACTGACCATGAATTTTTATGGCCAGGAAGATCTCTTGAGATTTATGGATACGATAGAGATAACGATACTGTGTCATTCTCGAAGCGTACAAAAATCTATGTACGAGGAACAGCAAGCATAGGAAACTTATACGTATTTGGATATTACAGACGTTTAAATTAAGTAACGACTGGTCCCCGCCGGGGATCCTTCGGGGATCAGTCGTTTAAAAAAGGGGAAATGTTATGTCATTTGAAATCAGAATGGCTGCCGAACCACTAAGAAAACTTGGTTTCGCATCCATTGGTGCTGCGTATATGGGAGTTGGTACAGCTATTACGCATGCTACTCGAATACTACATGTTCAAAACCTTACTGATAAATTATTATTATTTTCATTCGATGGAATTAACGACCATTTTCCACTTGCTGCAAATGGGTTTCTTTTATTGGATATTGCATCTAATAAAACAGTCCCTCAAGGATTTTTCTTATCTGAAGGAAAACGTATTTATGTAAAAGAAGACACTGCAGCTCCTACCTCTGGTTCCGTATATGTAACGGTTATACACGGTGCTGATTACTAAAAAATTATATAAAAGGAGTCTGCCATGTCACAAATGGGTCAATTTTATCAACAAAGTACATCTATCTCAACTTTAACTGGTGATGCTGGAGGAGCCGTTGGGCCGTCGCTTGGGAATGTTGATATTCAGGGAATTGGAACAGTAGTAGTAACGGGTACGCCAGGATCTAACCTTTTAGAGATTTCAATTTCTGGATCAGTTGCTGATACATATGATACCGATGCGGGATCGGCAACTCCTTCGCTTGGTGTAATTACTGTTGCTGGTGGTTCGAATCTTAATACATCTGGTGCAGGATCAATTGTAACAGTTAATTTAGACAGCAGCCCTTCTGTTGCAGGATCAATTACGGCTGGCACAGGAATAACCTCCACAACTGGAAATATAATTGCTTCATTGGGTGACATTATAGCAACCATTGGCGATTTAAAAACAGGTGGAGATGTTGTTGCTACAGGCGATATTATTACAACTGTAGGCGATATCTATGCAACGGCTGGAAATGTTACAGCTGGATTAAAACTAATTGCGGGAACTGGCGTTATAGTAACTACGGGTAATATTGTAGTAAACGCAGGAAAAATTACAGCAAGAGATGATATTATTTCAGCTACAGGATCTGTTCAAGCTAGCACTGGACCGGTAATTGCCGGAACTACAGTTACTGCAGGAACTGGATTAACTGTTAACGCTGGAGGTATAACTTCACTTGGAACCACAACATTAAGCAGCCTTTCACGGGGCATGCTTCAATCAAGTTCAACAGGTGTCATTTCTTCTATTAATGGATTAAATGGACAATTATTAATTGGTGCTACAGGTGCAGATGTTACCTGGGCAAGTATAACTTCTACTAGTGGATCTATTACTATTACACCAGGTGTTAACTCTATTAATTTAGAATCATTTGGTGCTCCAGCTACATTTCATACTGATGCTGGTGATGCGTCGGTAGCAGCTAGTGCGATAACAATGGCTGGTGGTTTAAATATAAATACATCTGGTGCTGGTGCAATCGTCACAATTAATCTTGATGCAAGTCCATCAGTTACAGGGTCATTAACAGCTGGAACAGATATCACATCAACCACTGGAAACATTGCTGCATTAGTAGGAAATGTTACAGCCTCAGGTTTAATGTCAGCTGGATCAACAATTACTGCAGGAACTGGAATAACGTCTACAATTGGCAATATTGTTGCAGTATCAGGAAACATGACAGCTTCTGGATTAATGTCAGCTGGAACAACAATTACAGCAGGAACAAATATCACATCAACTGCTGGAAATATCGCTGCGTTAGCAGGAAACGTTACAGCATCTGGACTTATGTCAGCTGGATCAACAATCACAGCTGGAACAGGCTTAACTGTTACAACAGGAAACCTAAAAGTTTTAGCTGGTTATGAAGAAGTTTCGGGATATATCAAAGCTGCTGGAAATATTACATCATCTGCTGGAAATGTTGTATCTACCCTAGGTTATTTAAGTGCTGGTAGTTATGTCGTTTCTGCTGGTGGCATAACTGCTCTGACAGGAAACGTTACAGCGTCTATTGGAGACGTAACTGCTGGTAATGATATTATTGCAGCAACTGGTGATGTTGTTTCATCACTTGGAAATATTACAGCTCCATTTGGTTCAATTTACGCAGGTACAACGATTACTGCCGCAACGACAATCACGGCTGGAACTGGAATAAATTCAACCACGGGCAATATTCGAGCCACTATGGGCAATGTAAGAGCTGGTGGTGCAGTTATTGCAGATGTTAATCTTAAAGCTACAGGAACAGTTCAATTCCCTAGTATTACTGATGGTTATCTTAAAGCAGATGCGACTGGTTTTGTATCTTCAGTTGATTTCGATCAAGACAATATGCTTTATGTTGGTAAACATGGTGATGATGCTAACAGTGGATTATGTCCATCAGAAGCTAAATTAACTATTCAAGCAGCCGTAACTGCAGCCGCAGCCGGTGATACAATTATTGTTTATCCTGGAACATATACAGAAACGATTACGCATGCTGCCAATAATGTAACTATACTAGCGCAAGGAAAACCAAGCAATTGTATTATTACTCAGGCAGATGCTAATGTTATTGACTTCGCAACATTTTCTGGAATCCAATATAAATTCTTTGGAATTAGTTGTACGGCAGCAACTTCAGCTATATGGACAGTTGAGGGTTCTACCGGTGTATGTTCATTTAAAGAATGCCAAATATCTATGACTTCTGCTGCTGATATAGCTGCTGTAGCGCAACCTGGCGTTGGTAGAGTAACTGGAGCTGGAACGTTATCTGTTATTCTCGGAAAAGCATATTACTATCATACCGGCAATGGTGGTGGAACTGCCAATAAAGGAGCATTTGCAACTGCAGATGGTGGACTCGTTTCATTAAGTCTTATTGAAGATTTAACAGTTTCTAACAGTGGTACAGCTTTGGTAAGTGGTATAGGTATCGATACAGCATCTACTGGTAATTTTGAAATTCACGATTGTATTATTACTGTTGCTGATTCAGATTCTACAATCGTAGTTGGTTTAGCATATCTTGGTGGTACTGGAACAAGCAGTGAGTTTTTTAGAAATACTATTCACGTTACTGTTGGTGCAGCTAATACTGGATATGGTTTCTTTAGTGCTGATACAGCTTCAGAATCTAGATTCTTTTTTAATCATGTTCGTGTAGTTGATGTTGGAGGTTCAAGTTATTCATACCTTGTTGGTGCTGGTGCAACTGTAACTGTAATATTTGATGATGTTGTTGCTGCTGATGGTGCTAGTGTGGCTGCTGGTGGCATCTTCTATGAAGTTAAAAGCCCAATTGATGGTGATATGATTTGCAGTGGCCCTACGGCAGCAGGCAATAGAAATATAACTGTTGCAAATACAGATAACACAGCTACGGCATCAAATGCTTGTGTGTGCACGTCTGTTGGTGGATCAACTTCAACTGGTGACCCATATACAAATTACTTAGTTACAGGTGCAGGAACATATTCAGTAGGTATTGATAACTCAGACAGTGATAATTTTAAGATCACTACTGGAGCAACACCTTCAGCTGGTACAGATTTATTCACCATGACAAGTGCAGGTGTTATCACTTTAAATAACGATCTTGATGTTTCAGAGGGTGGCACAGGCGTATCTACATTTACAGATAATGGCGTATTGGTAGGTAATGGAGCAGGAGATCTTACAGTTACTGCTGAGGGTGCAACTGGTGAGGTATTAGTCGGTAACACTGGGGCTGATCCAACATGGAGTTCAACACCAACATTTACAACAATTACTGCGACTACTGTTAATGCGACTACATTTGATACAAACGTTGATGCAGCAGGCGTAACACTTTCAGGCACATCTTTATTAGCTGACGGAACTGATGCAGATATAGATATTAATATCACTGCTAAGGGAACCGGACAAGTTATTATAGATGACTTACAGCTTACAACTGACCTTGCTGTTGAATATGGTGGAACAGGTGCATCAACTCTAGAAGATCATTCGGTGCTTGTTGGATCTGGAACTGGAGCAATTACTCCCTTAACGGTTGGAACAAACGGACAAGTTCTACTTGGTTCAACTGCAGCAGATCCAGTATTT